TGGCGCCCTCGGGGATGCCGAAGGCGGCACCCGGGTGGGGTGGGTTCTGAGCCGGATCCTGCTCAGGGTGCCGGTTGTGGCGCTCGTCGTTCATGAGGTCCTCCATCTGCAGGCGCCGCGCGCGCCCACTGCCGCGCGAACCCTACCGCAGCCCGCCCTCGGCGGCCCGGATACCTGCGCTCTCAATCCTTCCATGAAGAGAGAAGCATTCCTCAATCATCAGGACTGGTAACCGGGGAGGGGTGAAGATACATGACGGGAACAGCAGGAACAGCACTTTCCGAACGCGCCCGTTCTCGCAATGTCAAACCGCACTCCGCCCCAGAGTCTGTGGAACAGCCGAGGGGTCCGTATCACAGTCGCATCGCCCTCTCGCACTGGGGGCGTTGGCAGATGGACCACGGTGCCGTGGAGGTCGACGGTCTCGGTGGGCGCCACATGGCCTACCTTGGAACTGTGACGAATACGGATCTTGGTGTCGGCCGGCGCTCTCGGTCTCCAGTCCTCCTCGACATAGGACCAGTTCTTGGCGCCGAGGACGCAGCAGAGAACAAGGTGGCGGCGCTCTTCCTGCGCGGTACAGGTCTACCACGTGACTGAAGAGGAACTTCAACTCATCAAGGAAGGGCACATCACCTGGGGGCATCAACTCAAACAGGCTGACGTAATCCAGGACTAATTACTGAGTACACCGCCAGGACGGGGGCCGGCAACCCGATTCGCTCAGGCCGCCAGGCTTATTCGCCAGGCTTGCGGTGGTAACTATCGTCAGGGACGACGGCCTGACGGCGACCAGTGTCCACGCAGCGGACATGAGCGCAGCGGTAACGTCATAGCGCAAACGAGAACCGCAGGATTCCAAGGTCTTCTTTGAGGCACTTTGACTGTGGATCCAGCCATGTCCGCTGCATGGACACCGAGTCACTCACGAGCCGCGGGAGAACGGCGGATCCGACGATAGACCTCATGGATAACCTCCCGGAGCGTGAGCAATCTGCGGTGAACTTCCTCGCGCACAGATATGCACAACACACCACTCCACAGTCCAAGGGGTCGGCGCATCATCCCCGCTCGCGCGGGGTTTACCGCAGCAGGCGGGGAACTCCCGGGTCTGGAAGGGGATCATCCCCGCTCGCGCGGGGTTTACTGCGCTCACGCGGCGGAAAGGCGGTAACACGCGGGATCATCCCCGCTCGCGCGGGGTTTACACGAGCTCGTTTGCCTCGTTGTCGGCCATGTGCGGATCATCCCCGCTCGCGCGGGGTTTACTCGCCGTCAGGCCCCTTCGCGCCGGGAGTTTTCGGATCATCCCCGCTCGCGCGGGGTTTACCAGCGTCAGCAGCGGAGTGTGCGTGACACCAACGGATCATCCCCGCTCGCGCGGGGTTTACCTCAGGGCGCTGTCGGCCGTCTGCATCTCGTTCGGATCATCCCCGCTCGCGCGGGGTTTACATCCCGAACGCATCCAGGAGCGGAGACAAGGCCGGATCATCCCCGCTCGCGCGGGGTTTACGCCCACCGAGGGCGGGCAGGGTCGACGGCGACGTTCCTGTGCACCGTGTCCTTCCCCTGCTGGCCGATGAAGCGGGACAGCGTGTTCCCCAGGGTGGCCTGCACCCCAGCCGGTTCCGCGCTCCACAGGCCGCCGACAGCCCAGCGGGTCGCCTGCACCACCTGCACCTCGGACGGCCCGTCAGCCAGGATGGCCGAGTAGGTGCCGCCAACGGCGTCAGCACGCAGCCGCTCATACCACTCCGCAGCACTGGCCGCGGCCAGGTCCCCATACTGGGCGGCGATGGCTGGCATCGCCACCAGGAGAGCGTCACGCGCCCTCTCGGGGCTGAACAGATCCAGTCGGGCGAACGCCGACGACAGGGCGGCTAGCGCCATCCGCGTGGCCTCATCCAGGCCACGTGACAGTCGCTCCAGGTCAGCCCGCGTCGTCACCACTGGTCACCTCAACCGGGGCCTCAGTGGATTCCTGCGGCGCGGGTGCGGTCGGGGTTGGTGTGGACGCCAGCAGGCGATCCAGCACCCCACCAGCCTGCGCCCGCTTGATCTGCGACCTGATACGCACGATCTGCTCAGCCGAGTAGCCCAGTTCCTCCAGGGCCACGTCAGTCTGGGCAAGCTCAGGGATCGCGCTGATCTGCTTGACCACCGCGTCGCTCTGGCTGACGACGGACGGCATGGCCGGGTTGCGCCACCTCGTGGCGAGGTTGCGCACCTCGTCGTCCATCTCCGAGACGGGGATCCCGTCACGGAGGCAGATGGCGTCCTGGACGATGCGATTCAAGCCGTAGCCGATCGACCGCGTGGTCATCTGCGCCTCGATGACCAGATCCTCCTTGGCGGCGTAGATCGCCTCAGCCGAGGACGGGTTGTCCTGGACGATCCCGAGCGCGGATATAGGCAGCGACGTCGCCGAAGCGAACTCGGCGGCCAGGGCGCGCTTCATCGCCAGGAATGGCTCCATGCTCTGCTGCGGGATCACCTGCAGGTCGGGCTTGTCCCCATCCTCGTCCTTCGGCAGCGACTTGAGGCGCCCCATGTACCAGGACCAGAGCGGAACCTTCTCGCCCTGGGCGTCCTGGAACATCGTCTCGTCCGCCCCCAGCAGCAGCAGCGCCGGGGCTGCGTACAGGTCCGAGGAGACCTCCGTGCGGAAGCCGGCGCGCACAACGCGGTCCGTGATGGACATGACCTCACGGCTGATACGCGACCGCCCAAACGGGCGGCCCAGGGCCGGCCGGTACGGCAGCGGCTCCATCGGGACGCGCCCCAGGGAGTGATCCATGCGGGCGACGGCCACCCAACCCCGGTCCCCCAGGGCCAGGCGAGTCACATGCTCAGACGTCAGCAGCAGCACCGACGTCGGCTTGCCGTTATCGTCAGCGGAGTCCACCAGCAGCCCGGCCTCCAGGCCCCTACGGCGCACGTCCCACAGGCCCGTCGCCCACAAGGCGTCAGCCCCCGTCACAACCACGTCAGGGTCACCCGCAGCCGGGTCACCCGGCAGGGCCACCACAAACGAGCAGCAGTAGGTCAGGGTCGCGTCCACGAGCTCGGGCACCAGCAGGTCGAACCGGTTGTCGTGGAGGAGGCTCATGGCCCCTAGGGGGTCCTCCTCGCCCGACGGCGACGTAACCCCATCCCACATGCACCGGGACGCCAGCGACGTGACCGCCTTGTCCGGCCAGCCACAGACGATGTCCAGTTGGTCCCGCATGTAGGGGGGCACGGAGGCGCCCAGGAACGCCACGTTCACCTGCATGTCCCGGTACTGCCTACGGAGAGCGTTCCGGGCGCGCTTGGCCTGCCACTGCTTGACCAGGCGGGCCATGAGGGCAGCGTCATCCTCGGCCAGGCCGACGACATCGGTCGGCACCGGGGAGTAGTAGGCCATCAGGTCCATCACATCACCACCCCCACGCGGGCACCGGCCAGTTCGCGCGGCCGTCTCTTCGTCGTCTTCGCGGCCCAGTGGGCCAATGTCAATGCGTCCATGCCCGCCGACGTCATCCCCTCCGGGGCGGTCCAACCGAACCCGCCGCCCGCGCCGATCTTCCGGCGGGAGATGACGGCAGCCTCAGCCTCTAGCTCGGCGTCGTCCGGGTGAGACAGGGACCGGTCCCGGATAGCGGCGTCCATCATCGCGTGAGCGCTGATGACCTGATCCGTCGTCGGCGTCCAAATCACCTTCGGACTGAACCCCGCGGCGCGGAGTCGATCAACCAGGTCGCCGGCACCGGACTTGCCGTCCACAACGATCTGCGCCCACCGGTCCCGGTGCTCTAGCAGGTAGTCCAGGATCCAGTGCACACCCTCACCCATGTTGCGCACCCCCTGAGAGGTGCACAGTTGGCCGTAGACCGCTTCGCTCTTACGCTCGGGCTTCCGGCCCGCTCGAGCCAGCGCCACCGTGGAGCCGTCCACCGAGAACCTCACGGCAGCGCACCAGCGCAACCCGCTCGGCGGCTCATCCACCGTCAGCGCGTTCCACGCCTCACGGCCAATCGCCTGAGACGCGACCTCCGGGTCCCAGATACCCAGACCCTCACGCCGGAACGACTCAGGACCCAGTTGGCGCTTCATCCTGAGGACCGCCGACTCCGGCGTCCTGTGCGGAAACGACGGATTCGCCTTCCGCCACTGCTTCCTGTCGTCCGGGTCGGCGTCGTCATCCGCGCCAATCTCGACATACAGGCCATCGGCTAGTTCGCCGGCCAGCGCAGCCTTACGGAAGCCGCTGAACGCCTCGCTAGGGTCAGTCGGTCGCGGCGGCGTACCCAGGCGAAGGATCAACGGATTCGGGGCTGTGTTGACGGCGGGCACCATGTCATCCAACGCCTTCTGCCCGAGAATCTGCGCCTCATCGAAGACCAGGATGTCCACCCCGGCGAAGCCGCGGCCGAAGCCGCCCTCCCTCGCACCGAAGAGGATGCGGGAGCCGTTGGTGAAGGTGATCTCCTGCTGACCGTTCGCGGCGCGGACGTTGGCGATGTAGGGGGCGATCTCCGGCTTGCTGGCGAGGCCCCGCATCGAAGCGAACGTCTCATCCGCCGTCCTCGTGCGGTGCGCCGTCCAGAGGACGAACAGCCCTTCATTCAAGGTGCATAGGGCGAAAACGATCGAGCCGATCGTGTACGTCTTCCCCACCTGACGCGGCATCGAAATCTGAACGCCGTCGATACTGGCTGCGTAGAGGCCACTATCCCGCTTCGCAAGAATCCCGCGCCCCAGCCCATCCTGCCAGCGGTCAAAGCCGAGCGCGAAGAGCTTGCACCGGTCGCGCACGCGCGGCCAGCCCGTGGACGTGATGCCCTCAGGCAGGATCAAGTGCTTCGCGATGTCGGACAGGCGCGGCTCAGATGTCGCCGAGCCCATCCTCGTCCTCCGTCGCCTCAGTCGCCGTCTGTCGCTCGCGCTCCTCGCGAGCCAGGTCGATCTCCCGGATGGTCTTGTCAACCTCCAAGAGGCGGCGGGACAGGGCAGCCAGGTCGCGGGCCGGGGTCTCAGGGCTGTCGATAGACGCAGCGAGGCGACGGCGTAGCGTCACCATCACGTCCCTACTATCCCCGTGCTCCGTCGCGTCCAGGACGCTCCCAGGGGTCTGAGGGGTCGTCTCGCCATCCTTCACGGCGCGGAGCTTACGTGCGGCACTCATAAGCACCCCCTTGGGAAAAAACAGTGGGGAGAGATGCCGCTATACCCACGGGGGGGCGAGAACGGGGGATGGTAGGGTATGCCCCCCTGTCCCGGTGTTTCTGCGGCTACTCTACCATGTTTCGTGGTCGGTTGTCTGTTGGATTCTGGTCGGCCTGTCACGTTTCCGTTTCGGCGGCTTGGCTTTTCTGCCGTTTCCTTTGCGTTGGTTGCATTTTCGGCAAATGATTTGAATGTTTTCAAGCGTGTCATTTCCGCCTCGACTGTGAGGCACGATGTGGTCGGCCTCAGGGCTACTAGGCAGTAGGCCAGTGTCCCAGGTGAGGCGGACGTGGCAGATGGGACAGTGCTCTAGTCCTGCGGCGCGCGCGCTGCGTTTGGCTGTCGCGGCGTTGTGGAGCCAGCGTGTGGTGCCGGTGCGTGAGGTGGTCATGTGTCCTCCTCGCGCGCGTGTGCGCAGGCCAGCGCCTCACGCTGCTGTGCGTGGGCGCTGGCCTCGCTTCTCCCCATTTCCTTCTCCCCAGAAGGGTAGGCAGTAGTGGAGCCCAGCCGTCCACGAGACTGCTGGGCTCTGACACTTTGCCTATGTTCGTATGATGCGCGTTTCAGTGTGGGCGTGCAAGTGGTGGTGCACGCTGGCGTGTTGCGGTTTGGTCACGGGGGGATGGGGTGTTCTGTTGTGGGGTGCCCCCATTGTCGACATCCCTGTCCCCTCATTGTCACCCCTGCCCCCTTGTTCGATAGGGGCGCCCTTGTTTCGCGGGGGGTGGGATGTTTGAGGTAACCCCCTCTTTGCTGTGGCCTACCCCACTGTTCGTATGCACCTCCTGGACTTGACCCCATTGTGTATGGGGACATACACTTAAGCCATCGGGAACGCCCGATACCCCAACTACATAGAGAGGAGGAACCGTGAACCAGGTTCTCACCATCATCGGCACGGTAGCGTCGGTGCTGGGATTGCTGGTCTCGCTGATCGCACTGCGGCTCACCTGGCCGCCGGACGGTAACGGCAAGGACCGGAAGTGAGAGACGGCGG